ATCTGGCGCGGCTGCTACCGGCTTGTCCATCTGGTGGAGATACTGGATAATAACCGCTGCACGGTCAAGTGCACACAGGGCAGCTCCACCTTTACCACCCAAGAAATGAAAAATCTGATAGACGGGATCTTTGACCGCCTTGCTGAGATGGGCGTGAGTGATCCCTTAGTGACTGCCTACTGGCAGGAGTGGAGTGAATGATCCATGTCTAAAAGCATCATTCAGGCAGAAAAGGAGTGTTACATCTGCCGCCGCTGGTATGCGGTAAAGACCACGCGCGGGCTGGAGGAGCATCACGTCCTCAATGGGCCGCTGCGCAGCTTTTCGGAGAGGCACGGCCTCAAGGTCTGGCTGTGCCACCAGCACCACAATGAGCCGGGCATGAGCCCGCACTATAACGCCACCTGCGCCCAGACCCTGAAAGCCGTTGCGCAGGCAAAATACGAGGAGAAGAACGGCCCCGGTGCACACGCTGCATGGATGGCCGCCGTTGGAAAGGACTATATCAATGCTTAATGTTATCGCAATTATGGGCCGCCTTGTGGCGGATCCTGAGCTCCGCACCACCCCGGCGGGCGTGAACGTCTGCAAGTTCCGCATTGCCTGTGACCGAAACTTTGCAAAGCCCGGCGAACAGCGTCAGGCTGATTTCATTGATGTTATTGCGTGGCGGCAGTCGGCGGATTTTGTGTGCCGCTACTTCCAAAAGGGCAGTCTGGTTGCCATCAATGGCCGTCTCCAGACCAACAATTATCAGGATAAGACCGGCGCAAACCGCACATCTGTTGCAGTGGTGGCCGACAATATCAACTTTGCGGGCTCCAAGGGCACCAGCAAGCCGGTGGACGAGGGCGGCGAGGCTGCCCCGCGCTCTGAGGCATGGCCGAAAGCAGACCCGCCCGCCAACTACGGCGGCGTTGATGACTTTTCCGTGATCGATGACAGTGACGACCTACCGTTTTAATGGAGGACTAACAGGATGAGAAAAGACGGATATGTTGTTGTGCAGCCGTGGATGGTGACGGACTACAACCTCAACGGCAACAAGCTCCTGATCTATGCCCTGATCTGGGGCTTCTCCCAAGACGATCAGTCTTGTTTCTATGGCTCTGTCAGCTATATCGTGGAATACTTCAAGCTGAGCAAGCGTGCCGTGCTGAACCTTCTGGGCGAGCTGGAAAAGGACGGTCTGATCCGCAAGTGGTCTGAGACAGTAAATGGCAGACCCACAAACCGGTATGCAGCGCTTCGCCCGGCAGAGTGTTCGTCTGCGTCTGATGGGTGCAAAAAGTGCACTAGTGCAGAAAATGCACCGGTGAACAATGTGCACCCGGATGGGTGCAAAAAGTGCACCTCTACCGGTGCAGAAAGTGCACCCAAGAAAGAAATAGAGAAAGCTAATAATAATAAACCCCGCGCAGAGGCGCGGGAGGAGCCGAGCAGCCTGACCGTTGCCGAGGTCTTTGACGAGTTTTCCCGTGGTGCACCCGGCGGGCTGTATGACGCCCTGATGGACTTTGACCAGCACCGGCAGGCGCTTGCCAAGAAGGACAAGAAAAAGCTGTGGAGCCCTCTGGTTGCAAAGAAGATCTGCAAGTCCATCAAGCGACTTGTGGATGAGGCGGGCGTGAAGGATCGTGCCGGGTACGCCATCGCCATGTTGAACCAGAGCGTTGAAAACGGATGGACGGGCGTGTTTGCGGTCAAGGATTTTGTGGACAAGACCCCGGCGGCGGTACATATCGCGCAGCCTGCACCGGATAAGCCCCGCAAAATCACCAAAGACACGACCCTCGCAGACCTGCTGGGGGGTGTAGGAGCGTGACAAACAACAAGATCTCCACTGTGCAGCAGCATCAGCTTGCCGTGATCGGCGCTGCGATCTTAGACCCGGCGGCGTGCAAGGATACCGTGCAGCGTCTGACCCCGGCCATGTTCGAGGAAGGGCCATACCGGCAGTTGTTCGCAGCCATCAAGCTGCAGCTGGATACTGGCCATAACGTGGATGCCGTGATACTGGAGCGGATGCTGGGCGCTGACTTCCGGCCTCTGATCGTGCTGGCAGCAGAGACCGTGCCCACCATCAGCCATGTGCAGGACTATGAGGCGCTGGTGATGGAGGACTACCGCAAGCGTCTGCTGCTGGAGCTTGCCGCCAAGATCTCCATGAACCCTGCGGATTCTGACACCATCTGCCGGGATCTGAGCGAGGCGCTGAAAGAACAGGATTACCTGCGGCGGGAATCGGTGGACGCGAACGTCAAGGAGTTTGCCGAGGTCTGGGACGAGACGCTCCAATGGCTGCAGCAGCCGGACACCAGCGTCAGGATGGCATGGCGTGAACTGGATGAGCTGGGTCTGTTCGGCGAGAAGATGGTTACCGTCATTGCTGGCCGTCCCGGGCACGGCAAGACAGATCTGGCTCTCGCTCTGGCTCTGCGCCTGAGTAACAGCTGCCAAGTGTATTACCTGACCATGGAGGAGGACAGGCGCAAGCTGATGCTGCGCACTATGTCCAAGCTGACCCGCATAAACTCCACCCGGCTGCGTGACCGCAAGCTGACCGAGGAAGAGCGGGAGAGCCTGAACAACGCTTTTGCCCTCATCAAGGGGCACACCGGCATGATCTACGATGACGGCACCCGGATGACCGTGGACGATATCCGCGCCCGGGTCATGAAATACCGCCCGCGTGTGGTCTTTGTGGATCACATCGGTCTGATCTCCGACACCCAGCAGGGGCGCAAAGAGCGGGAGCGTCTTGCTGACGTTACCCGCAGTCTGAAAGAGCTTGCCATGGAGACCGGCACCACCATTGTGGAGCTGGTGCAGCTGAACCGCGTAACGGATCGCAACGGCGGCACCAAAAAGGCATCACTGGGAGACCTTCGCGGATCCGGCACCATCGAGCAGGACGCGGATGCCGTTGTTTTCATCGAGAGCCAAGTGGACGGAGAGCGTCAGCTGCAGGGCCCGAATGATTACTTTGACGTCAGTCTGCGCATCCCGAAAAACCGCGAGGGCGCAACCGGCAGAGTGCCCATGTGGTGGCAGCCGCAGTATCATGAATGGCAGCCTGCGCTTGATCCGTCCGAAAACTACAGCGAGGATTTTGCCCCGGCGGATCATGAGGATATCCCGGCGGGGTGGTAAACAGGAGATAAAGCAAAATGGATGATGTGAGATTGATCGATGCAGCCGCTTTGAGAGATAAGATACTGCATGAAGCGTATGAAAAAAGCAATAAAACCGGCTTTGATGGCGGAATGATTTGGGCGTTTTATCTTGCGGCGAACATGACCGACCACGCGGCCACTATTGACCCGGAAAGCCTGCGGCCTGAGTCTGAGTGGGAGCTAACCCCGACAAATACGTGCGAATGCGAATGGTTCCGCTGCAAGAAGTGTCACCACACTTCCTGCTGCACAGATGCTTTTTGCGGCGGCTGTGGGGCAAAGATGAAAAACAGGGACGTGGAAATCGAGGGCTAACCAGAATCGAAAGAGGAAAAGGAGAATCAGACAATGAATGGAAAGAAGTACATTGACGCTGACGCTCTGGAGCTTGCATACCGGAGAATGAAGGACGCTGAAAGTCTGGGAGAACATAGCGGCGGCTATGTTTACAATCGGCTGTTTGAAACACTGCTGCAGGCCCCGGAAGCATTCCAGCCGCGCTGGCCGGAATGGATCAGAACGGCAGAGAGGAAGCCAACCGCAGAGGACGCAAACGAGGACGGCTGCGTCCTGAGCATCAACATGAACCGCGGCGACATGAGCACGACAGCTTGGCCGTGGAACGTGGTGGCAGCTTTCCCGGATTGCCTTCCGGTCTGGATGCCGCTTCCTAAAAAGCCGGATCTGAAAGAGGAACATTTTCACCGCTGATAAAGAGAGGATGCAGTCCGATGACCTATGAAGAAAAAAAGGAATGGTTACGGCGGTACCGCAAGGCCGCCAAGCTTGAAAAGATCAAGCTGGAAGAGGTCGAGCGGTACCGCACAGACGCGGAGCATATCACACAGGTGCTCTCCCCTGTTCCCGGCGGCGCTGGTGACGGTCAGGCACTGCCCCGCTCTGTTGAACGCATTACGGACGCTATGCAGGCAGCCAACGCACAGGTGATGGAGTGCCAGAGGATCTGCAAGGAGATCCTGAGCGTCATGAACCAGACCGTGGACATACAGGATTACGAGATCCTGTACCTGCGTTACATCGGCGGCAAGAAGTGGGAGCAGATCGCCGTCAAGATGGGCATGGACGTGAGCCGCGTATACCGGCGACACAAGCGTGCTGTGAAGGCTCTCGACGTCCCGGAGTGTCAGTAAACGCACTGTTTTTGAAGCAAAGCGCACTGTTTTGCACTGTTTTTGATGAAAGACGCACTGTTTTGCACTGTTTGACCTGTGATATTATTAGACTGCGAAAGCCGCAAGGAGCTGGACAACATCCAACACCCTGCGGCTTTTGTATTGCCCGGCTGTGACAGGGGAACACCTTACCGACCAACAGCCTGAATGTACCAGCTGGGCAATTTATGTTTTGGTATCCGTGGCACTGTTGAGGACAACACCCCGGCGGGGCCACTGGGTATACATGGCAGTCACAGCATCATCCCGGAGTGCGTGGCAGCGTATCGCCAAGCGGGTTCCTTTGTCACCATCCTACCCAGCAAGCTGCCGTTGCTGACAGCTGCGCACTCCATCCTATGCCGTTGTAGCTCAACGCAGAGCGCCGCTGTTGCAGGCGGGTCAACATTGATGATACATCCATGACAGGCAACTGCGACCCATCACCGCAGCGGGCTGGCGTGGAATGGTGCCGGTTCGAATCCGGCCAACGGCTTATTTTATCCCCCCCCCCGGGCTTGTAAAACACCCCCGGGGTCTTTTTATCCCCTGCCCTTCCCGCAATGCCGTCCCCTGCAAATACCCCGGGGCTTTGCACAGTACAGCGGACTGTGAGGGTCTGCACGCTATAACCACAACGCTGCCAAAGGAGGCCTGCACCATGACGAACCCGCGCTATGCCAACGGCAACCTGCGGCGCAAGCATCGGGAGCGGCTGCGGGCAATGGGCTGCGAATGCGGCATCTGTCATGGGCGTTTCGGTCCTATTCATTACGATGAGCCTTCAGACGCGCAGCATCCGCTCTCCTTTGTGGTGGACGAGATCCGGCCCGTATCCAAATGGCGGCAGTTCGGGTATCCCTCGGCGCGGGCAGCGGCTGAGGACTGGACAAATCTGCAAGCGGCGCATTATTTCTGCAATGCTCAAAAAGGCAACAAAACCGGGCAAAACAGCCCGAAAACCGGCAAAAAAGGGGCAAAACCGTGCCGCATTCCGCAGGTCAGTGACGGCGAGTGGTAGGGTGGGGAGGGTCCCCCTCCCGTCGTCCTCGGCGACTCCGCGCCGTCCAGCGCCGATTTACACACAGGAAGTTTTTTGAAAGGGGCATCCAGACATGGCGACCATGAAAAGCATCACCTCCAGCGGCAGCCGTCTGGAGCAGCTCAAGCGGCTGGCGCTGGTGCTGGCCAAGAATATCGACAGCTGCGAGGATGCCCGGCTTTTGCCCCAGCTGGCCAAGCAGTACCGGGACACCATCCGGGAGATCGAGGAAATGGAGGGAGCACCCAGCGATGACGACGCAGTCGGCGCGATCCTCGCGCAGCGGCAGCAGGATGGGAAGCCAGGAGCCGTCCGCACGCATCGCTCCGGCGTACCGGAGCACTGACGGCGGCGATGCCGTGCGCATCCTGCGGGCAGGCGGCACCATCCCGGACCCGTGGCAGAGTGACGTGCTGGAGGACTGGATGGGGCGCACCCCTTCTGGTAAGTGGGCAGCGCCCACAGCGGGCGGCAGCGTACCCCGGCAGAACGGCAAGAGCCTGCTGGTGCAGGGACGCGCCGAGGCCGGGATGCTGCTGTTCAACGAAACGGTCCTCTACACCGCCCACCTGCAAAAGACTGCCACCGAGACCTTTGAGGAGATGCGCGCCTTCTTTGAGGGTGCGCGGATGCGGCGGTATGTGGAGGAGATCCGCACCGCCCTCGGGCGGGAGCAGATCATCCTGAAAAGCGGTGCCCGCATCAAGTTTCTGGCACGCACCCGCAACGGCGGACGCGGCCAGCACGGCGACCTGCTGATCTTTGACGAGGCGCAGGAGCTGGACGAGACTGCGCAGGGCTCTTTCCTGCCCGCCATCTCTGCCAGCCTGAACCCGCAGACCATCTATGTGGGCACGCCACCGGGACCGGATGCCGTGGGCACCGTGTTCCGGGCGCTGCGCCGCCGCGCTCTGGACGGCGATGCCAAAAAAGCTGCATGGTTCGAGTTCTCGGTGGACAAGATCGGGGACGTAAAGGACCCGGCGCGCTGGGCAGCCACTAACCCTGCGCTGGGGCGGCGCATCCAGCTTTCCACCATTGAGGGCGAGGTCGAGCAGCTGGACCCGGACACCTTTGCCCGGGAACGTCTGGGCTGGTGGAGCCCGGAGGCCACCCAGCAGCTGGATCTTGCCATTGACCCGGCGGCGTGGGCGGCCTGTGCCAGCGAGGAGCAAAAGCCCGAGGGCAAAACCGCCTACGGCATCAAGTTTGCACCGGACGGCAGCGCGGTCTGTCTGTGCGGCGCGGTGCTGCCAAAGGACGGCGCTGCCCGCGTTTCCCTGATTGACCTGCGCCCCACCGGGCAGGGGCTTGCATGGCTGGCAGACTGGCTGAACCAGCGGTACGACAAGGCAAGCTGCGTAGTCATCGACGGACGCAACGGCGTGGACGTGCTGGCAGAGCGCATCAAAGAGGTGTGGCGGGCAAAGAACGCCGTGATCCGCCCCGGTACCAAGGACGTAATCGCCGCCGTGGGCGGCTTTACCAACAGCATCAGCGAGCACAGCCTGACATGGTATCAGCCGCAGACCGTGCTGGACGAGAGCGCCCGCACCGCCATCAAGCGCCCCATCGGCGGCGGGTACGGCTTTGGCGGAGACAACAGCCTGCCGGTAGAAGCCTGTGCGCTGGCGCTGTGGGGCGTAAAGACCTGTAAACGCGACCCGACCCGCAAGATGCGCATCGGGTGAAAGGAGCACCATGACCACCACCTTTTCTTTTGGCACTGTGCCGGGCTTGACCGGGGAGGAACAGCGGCAGTTGACCGAGCTGACCGAGGCCTACAACTACCACCAGAGCCGCAACGCCACCAAGGACAAGTATTATGAGGGACACGTCACCTTGCAGGACGTGAACCTTGGCATTGCGCTGCCCAAGGGGCTGAGCAAGCTGGAGGTGGGCTGCAACTGGGGACAGAAAGCGGTGGACGCGCTGGCATCCCGCAGTATGTTCGATGGCTTTGTGAGCAACAGCGGCACGTTGGGCGGGCTGCAAAAGCTGGTGACCGACAACCGTCTGGTTTCCGCCTACGCCAAAGCCTGCCGAGATCAGCTGAAATACGGCTGCGTGTTCGCCACCCTGTCCGCAGATGCGGACTCCATCAGCCGGTGGGCGCCCCCGCCTGCCGCATCCGCTTCCACTCCCCTGCCACCGCCTCCGCGCTCTGGAACGGCGAGAAGGGGCGCATCGACTGCGGCTTTGTCATCATTGACACGGTACAGGACGAGCACCAAAAAGACAGCTGGCGGCCTGCGCTGGTCAACTTCTACACCGACACCGACGTCATCGTGCTGAGATCCAACGGCAGCAGCTGGGCGGCGGAGCGGAAGCCCCACCGGATGGGTCGTCCGCTGATGGAGCCGCTGATCTGGAACGCCACCAGCAACAAGCCCTTTGGCCGCAGCCGCCTGAAGCGTGCTATCCGCTCTCTTATCGATGACTATGTGCGCACCGTGGCTAACGCCACCATCGCGCTGGAGTTTGACACCACACCCCAGAAGTACATTCTCGGTGTGACCGATGAACAGTATGACGCCATTACCTCCGATAAATTCAAGCAGTATGTCGGCGCGCTCATCGCCGCCACCTCCAACCCGGAGACAGGCGAAAACCCAGTCTTTGGGCAGCTGGCGCAGGGCAACTTACAGCCCCATGTGGAGAAAATGCGGATGATCGCCACCCAGTTTGCGGCAGCCACCGGTCTGACCGTGATGGACGTGGGCGTGGTGAACGATGCAAACCCCACCAGCAGTGATGCCATTCTTGCCCAGAGCCAGACGCTGGTGCTGATGGCGCAGCAGCTGAACACCGGCAACGGCGATGCCCTGCACACCATCGCCTGTATGGCACAGGCCATTGCCAGGAACGTATCTCTGACCGAGCTGACCGAGGAGGAGCGCGGCGTGATGGCGCACTTCAAAAATCCTGCCATGCCCAGCGTGGCGGTGACTGCGGACGCTGCCATCAAGATTGCAACTGCCCGGCAGGAGTTCGCCAGCACCGACACCTTTCTGGAGATGATCGGCTTCGATCAGGCGGATATCCGGCGCATCCGGGCGCAGGAGCAGCGGGTGCGCGGGCAGGCGCTGCTGATGGAGATGGACGATGCAGATAACGACACGGACGTGGAATAATTACATTGCCCGGCTCTCCCGGCTGAACGAGGCTGCCGGGCAGAAGATGCGGGAGTACATCCGGCTGCACGGCACCGAAAACACCGAGGAGCTGATCTCCTACGCCTACGCGGTCATCACCCGGTACGGCGAGGGCAGCGCGGAGCTGGCCTGCCAGATGTACGACGCACTGGCCGAGGCCGAGGGGATGCTGCTGCCCGCAGCAGAGCCTGCTGCCACTGCCAGCTATGGCGAGGTTGCCCGCATGGTGCACGCCACCAAGGACCAGAACCCCGAGAATCTGCCCAGCGGCGTGAGCCGTCTGGTCAAGCGGGCGGGCGCAGACACCACCCTGCACAACGCGGTGCGGGACGGCGCACAGTGGGCGTGGGTGCCCCATGGGGACACCTGCCCCTTCTGCATCACGCTGGCCTCCCGTGGCTGGCAGACCGCCAGCCAGAAGATGCTGAAGAATGGGCACGCGGAGCACATCCATTCCAACTGTGACTGTGAGTTTGCGGTGCGGTTCCATTCCGGCACAAGCGTTGCGTGCTACGACCCGGAGAAATACCTCAAGCAGTACCGGGATGCCGGCAGCGATGTGAACGCCATGCGCCGCATCGACTACGCCGCCCGGAAGGATGCCATCAACGCCCAGAAGCGGGCGGCGTATGCGGCGAGAAAGATCAACAAAAGCGAAAGAAGCTATAGCGGTGGAGTTGGCTCTAACAAGGCAGATCTTGACTACATAAACAGCGCCCCGTATCGTGCAAAGTTTGACTCCGTTTCGGATAACCCGGCATTGAATCATTCAATCTACAAATACTGCAAGGCTGCTGTTACGCACCAGTCTGGCGATTACTACGAGGATTTGTCAATTCTGCGCATGGATGGTTCTCTTGTAGGACAAACGTCTAGTAAAGTCAGAAACGAAACGCAGTACAGCCGAACACTGAACGCCGCAGTCAAATCCGCAGAGCCTTACACCCTGGTTTCTCTCCATAACCATGGTACTAATGTTCCTCCATCCGGTGCAGATTTCGGCAGTGCTGGCGAGAAGAAATATGCTTTTGGTATTGTTGCCTGCCATGACGGAACGGTCTATAAGTATAGTACACGCAATGCACGACCATTTGCTGTGAGTGTCATCGACAAGAAAGTTGACATTTACATGGCACCGCCTTATAATATGGGTGTGATCGATGCGTTCCAGCGTGCATTACAGGATGCACAGGAAGCATACGGAATCGAATGGAGTGAAATTAAATGAAAGAATACACGCCTTCTGGTAAAACACCGGAAGAACTTGCAGCTGAAATCAAGAAGCTGGAAGAAGAAAGCGAAAATATGACCGAATGGCCAGATGTAGATAACTACGTTGACGATTAAACCACGATGCACACGCACCGTGGTTTTTGTTTGCCCATTTTTAGCACGATGCAGTTTGCACCGTGCTTTTTTCA